ATACATCGCTTGGTTATCTTCCAGATCAATCGCTATGATCTTATCCTTATCTGCCTCATAGTGTGATGCCACACCTGACATATATTTTACACAATCTTTTAGATCAGCATTGACATTGAACTTAACGCCATTTCTTCTTATAATAGGATTAACAAATACTACTCCCTCAGACCAATAATCATTTGCTAGGTTCAACCACTCATTAATCTCTAGATGTTCAGTTATAAATGATTCCTCAGTAGGCACGATATGGATTCTCTTTGTGCCCTGAGTGGTTCTAGAAGGATCGTAATTATCGTTATAGTACCAAATGCGACAATAGAAGTCTCCAACAGTTGCAAGAGTCTTGTAGATAACATCATGCTTGCACATGACATTTCTTACAGTTGGATTAATTTCGGTTCTTTGCAGTTCTGGATTGGTTTCTATTTCATAGTCAGAATATGCCATTCTTTGTAGTGATACCTTGCCAATTCTATTTATTATGGTATGATATATAGAGTGAGTGCATTAAAATTATGAGTCATAAAGAAGATCTGACTAAGAGAGCGAACGACCTACAGACAGAGATACAAGAGTTGAGTAAAACCTTTGAACTCAAGAAAGAGGAGTTTCTAAAGGTACAAGGCGCTTTAGAAATGCTTCAAATCTTAGAAAATGAGAAAGCAAGTAAAGAAACTTGACGATTTAATTATCAAAAAATCAAACCCAAGACTATACAAACAGATGTACAGTACAAAAACTGTACACTGCTGCCCCCAATGTGGACATTTATTTGTGGAATAGGGTTGACAGATAGTGAAGATTCTGTTAGATTATGTATATGAGTACATTTGCAGCCCCATCAATTAAGCAGTTCATACCTATTCCAGGCTGGGATAGTAGTGAAGCGTACCTTTATGAGTACAGAAACATTCTTAATGGAATGATTTATCTTGGTGTTCATAAAATTGAATGGGGAACAGTTTACTACCATAGTTCAAAGAATGAAGAGTTCAACAAACTTACTTCAGGCTCTGAACCAATTTTCATACTAAAAATACTACAATACGGAAAATACACCGATATGCACAATGAAGAGCATCGTCTACTCTCAGAGGTGGACGCAAAAAACAATCCAAACTATTACAATCTCAGTAATAGTAATCCTACTTACAGAAAGAAGAAGGGTGCTAACAGACCATATATGCTTGAACTTTTAGAGAGATTTAAAGCAGGCGAGT